CGTCCCGCTCTGCAAGTCGTTCGGCGTCATTCGGCGCCCGCCGCCCTTCATGGGTACGTTTTCGGTCGGTATTGCGAGATAACGCCCGCCGCTACGCCGGATCAGCGTGCCTTCCTCGAAGGCTGCGATGATATCGGCCGCGCCACCGCGCCCGCCCTTACCGGGCCGGGCAAAGACCCACGCCGCCGTACTGAGACTCTCACCACGTTCGGGATAGACATTGCAGCGCACGGCATTTGCGAGGCGTCGTCCAAGGCCTGCGCCAGCCACCTGTGCACGCAACTCGCTCTTCAAGCTTTCGCCCGCCTTACGGACGGCCGCCGTGACAGCCGCCTCCGCGACACGAGCTTCACCCGCGAGGATCTCGTTCAGATCCCCCTCGATCTGGAGGTCAAGCCTCATGGCGCTACGACATCGAGCCGCAGGATGCGACCATCCATCATGGAGATTGGCGTCGCCTGTACGCGATAGATCACGCCCGACACTTCGAGTGTGTCACCCTCCGCAATCTCTGACGCTTCTTCAGCGCGGATGTCGAAGAGCGTTGCGTCCTGGACGAGCTTGGCGCCGCTGATCTCGAACACCGGTTGCGGTTGCACGCGCTGGAGCCGAACAGGATGTCCCGCTCCCTGACTCCCACTACGCCAGATCCCGGACTGGGCAAGGTTTTCGTCAGCAAAGAGGCTCCCGAGTGCGGTGTCGAAAACCGTCATTGCCGACGCTCCTGCAGACGCCCATCGATCCGCCGCAGCAACTCAAGTTGCGCGTTTGCACGTTCTTCAATGCGCGCCAGTCGCTCCACGATCGCTGAGATCGCACGCTGGTCCTCATCGAGACGCTGTTCGACGCGCGCCAGTCGCTGCTCCTTGACCGTAAGGCGGGATTCGACCGACGAGAACCACCAGACGAACCCGCCAAACTGCACGAGCAGCGTGGTGATGAGCGCAAGCGGAATACGGCGGTCGATGGTCCAGTGCAAATCGGGTGGATCGCTTTCTTCTGGGGGCGCCATGATCAATCGTGGTCGCGCTTACTCAGTAGCTGCTGTTCAGCCGCAGGCGACCCACGGTGTCGCTGGCGCCATTGCTGACAGCATCGACCGCCACACCGATCAGCGTATTGCTGGTCGCTGTTTTGGTGGTCTCCTTCGCCGTATTGTCCCAGTAGACTTTGTCGCCGACGGCCCATGCCTGGGATGCGGCCTTCTTGAGGTCGAAGACGCCAACCAGCGCGGCTTCGACCGCTTCGCCGATGGCGGCACTTGCCGTCGCCACGCCAAAGATGGCACCGACCAGCAGACCATCTCCTGCCGAGACGGCATAGGGCGCCGCAAGTGTGATCGTCTTGCCGGGCTGCACATAGTTCTTCATGGAAAACTCCTCTCCAAAAGACGAAGGGCGGCCACTGGCCGCCCGTTCTCGTCCGGAAGTTGCTGGAATACGTGTCAGGCGCCGTTGTTCTTGTAGAGACCGCGCCAGTCGATTGCCTTGGCGCCGAAATCGAGGCGGCACTTGATTTCCACGCCATCGACATCGAAGCCGTTCCTCGTCTCGATGTAGGCGCCTTGCTGGCCTTCGAGATAGGCGTATTCGATCGTGTCGATCTGCGCAGGATTGGCTGCGAGGTACCATGCTCCCGCGCTGACAGCGTCGAGACGTGGCTCGGAGATCGGCGTGATCGTGCGGATCGACTGGGGAACGACGTCGAGCGTCTTCGCCGGCAGAAGGTTCTGCGCGACGAGCTGCTCAGCCGCGAGTTCGAGAGCCGCCGGCACGATGAGATAGTTCGGCCGGATATTGAGCACCGTTTTCTTGTCGAGCCCCGTCTGCTTGGCCATCGAGGCGCGACCTTCGCCGATCGCCGCAACGCTGAGCGCTGCCCCTGTACCGGCCAGATTCTTGTGGGTCGCATGGAACAAGGTCACGCCATCGGCCATCGCGGCGTTGGCGGTGATGATGCCCCAGACCACGTCGCTCTCAAGCGTGGCGATTGCCGTGCCGTACATCGCCGGAATGCGCGTGAAGGCGTCGAGGTCGTCATTGATCAGGACCTGGCGCGTAATCGCAACCACCCGACCATAGGTCTCGATGCGATAGCTTTCCTTCGATTCAGCGATGGTGCCGCGCTTGAACTCGCCGCCTTCGGTGACCTTGAGCAGCTGCGGCGCCTCACCGATCTGCACACGATGCATCGCCTTGAAGTCGGTTGCCAGAACCTGGCGACAGAATGGCGTGAAAGTGCGCGGATAGACGTCGTAAGCCTGGCGCAGTGTCTTGTTGGTGACCGCTGCCAACACCTCGGGGAAGTCCGATGTCGAGTGCAGAGCACGAGTCGCGATCTCGTCCCGCGACATACCCCGCACATTGACACCAGAGGAAGCGAGAAACTCCCGCGACAGCTCCAGGAGCGTCATCCCGCGATACTCGCGTGCCGGATCGCTGAGTGCGAACAGCGTCGGGCTGTAGCGATGCAGGAGCGCGTTGGCGACGGCCTCGCGGCGCGTCAGGCGCTCATCGCGTCCGCCAAGGGGTACGGAAACATGCGGGAAGGTCCGCGACTGTTCAGCCGCGTCCGCGACCTTGTCGAGGATGATGCGCCGCGCCTCGTCGATAGCGACACCCCGGGTGACAAGGTCCTCGGCCATGCTGCGCTCCAAGCCCAGGCGACCGGCAAGATCATAGATCGTCCCGACCCTTTCCCGTTCGGCGCTCTGCGCCTGCGCAATGATGGCTTTGGTATCGGGCGCGGCCTCGGCTGCCCGGGTGACGGGTTCGGGCGCTGACTGCGCCGCCGTCGTGGTCACACTGGTTTCTTCCATGGAAATCCTCTCTTTGGTGGAGGCGTCGTCCCGGTCCACGACGCAGGGGGTGAGCGGGTCAACCGAACGGAAGCCGGCCGCCGGATCGGCCCCGACCGGGACCGCGGAAATCTCGAATGGGGTCCAATCAACCGCGCGCCAGACTTCGGGCGCATTGGCAGGTCGACTGACCTCGAAGCGGTGGACCTGGTAGCCGATGGAGACGGCGCGCAGATGGCCCGCTTGAACGTCGGCCCAGATGGCGCTGACATCCTCGCGCTCACTGAAGCGCACGCGCGCGACGCCACGCCCCTGATCGATCCGGGCGGAGCCGGGCACGACCGACCCGATGACCGCATCAAGCGTTCGGGTATCGTGGACCTTGAGCAGCGGGCCGCCGGCGTTCAGTCGGTCGAGCCGCACGCTGCCAGGATCCATACTGAGCTCTTCGTCGAAAGGCTCGCCGAACAACGGCTGCCTTCGGACCCTTGCGCCCGTCGACCAGACCACTTCGATGGAGCGGTCCTGCTCATCGATCGTGGCCGGCAACAGGTCGGCTGCGCGGCGCAGGGCCGGCAGTTCGATCGTGCCATTCATGTGATTGTCCCTAGGTAGAGGTGAGAGCCGGATCGGCTTGCATCACACCGGTCTTGGTGACGCGGCGTGGATCGCTGTCGAGAACGAGCTCAAGCGCATCGAGCTTTGCGTTCATGGCGGCGATCTCCGCCAGCACCGCGTCAGGGTTATGGCCTTGCCGGGCGATGGCCTGCGCCAGCGTCATGGTGCCCGAGCGCATGGCGAGAAGATCCGCCATGGCGTCTTTGAGCGGATCGACCGCCTCGAAGCGCGGTGGCGACCATTCGACCGGAATGCGGGGCTGCGGTAGCTTACCTGCCGCCCAGGCTTGTTCGGTGAACCAGTCCCAGCTGGGTTGGCAGAGCATCGGGATAATGGTCTGCCATTGCACCGCATCGATCAGACGGCGGAATTCGACGAGCCCAGCGCGAATGGAAGAGTAGTTGACTTGGCTGAGGTCGCCGGTCAGCAGCTCATAGGGCATGCGAAAGCCCGCCGCCACGATATGCAGCTGCGCACGGAGCCATTCTGAGACCCCAGCTGTGGTCGCCGGTTGATTGAAGCGGATGTCCTTGCCGCCGCGCGCATAGGCGATGAGGCCAGGCTCGAATTGCTCGACCCGGTTCCCGTCGGCATCGACGACCGAAGGTGCGATGCCCTGTTCGCCTTCGTCGGCGCCAAGCACGATCCCAACCACGCAGGCTTCGGTCTTCTTGCGAACGAGCTCTGCCTGCGTCCAGTCGTCGAGATCGCGTAGCGCTCGCATCACCGGCGTGCCCCACGGCACGCCCCGGACCTGGGTACGTTGCTTCTCGTAGAGATGGATAATGTCGCTGGCCGGGATCGCCAGGCTGTCGAGCCGGCGCCTTGTGGTCACAACGGTATCGCCCGGATGCTGCGCATAGAGCCAATAGGCTCGCCGTTGGCCGAGACCGTTGAACTCGACCCCTTGCACGATCCGCCCGCCATCGACGAGATCGCCGTTGCGGGCCGCATCCAGCATGTCGGCTTCGAGTAGCTGCAATTGCAGCGGTACATCGAGCCCATCACTTGCCCGTCGCGGTCTGCGTCGGATTAGAACTTCGCCCGCTTCGACCATCTGTCGACAGGCGAGCGTCTGGATCCCCAGGAAGTCGAGCTGCCCGTCAGCATCGCAGCGGGCCGACCATGCTTCCCAGAGGGCCGTTGCCTGCGCGTCGAGCTTGTCATTGCCGCTCGCAGCACGGGCAATGATCCCCGAGCCGATGATGTTGTTCACGAGAACCGACACTGCTTTTGCAGCGTGCGGGTTGTTTCGCACCAGGTCGCGCATGCGATCCCGGAGCAGGGCGCCGGCGGTCCCGATCTCGCTATCAGCGGATGTGCCGGCACTCCGCCAGCCATCTGTCCGTCGTCCCTTGGCTGCGCCATCATAGCCGCGTACCAGGGCATCGAGACTGTCGCGTGCCTGGACCCGTCTGAGCGCCGTGCGTGGCGCGACCGAGCCGATAGCGCGATCAAGCCAGGTCACGCGGCCCATCAGCGATCCCCGCGCGCGAAACCGGCAAGACCGGCCACGGGAGCGCGGTTGATCGCAGTCCCGACCAATTCACGCTCGATCGTGCGGATCCGCGACAGGAGGTCGGCGGCAGATCCGTATTCGACGGTCTTGCCCTCGTAGCTGACCCGCAGCGTGCCGGAGGCATATGCGCGCCGCAGGGCATCGAGTTCAGTTGTCGTCCAGCTCATCGCAGCCATCCTTTGTCGACGCCCGAGAGCCAGTCAGACCGGCGCTTGCCACCCATGGAAGGCGCGCGCGCCAGCACACCAGCTGCGATCGGTGCATTGGGTTTCACATCCAGCATCTGTTCGGGTATGGGCCCGACCTGATCCTCCAGGTCGCGCCACTTATCGTCTGTCCAGCGATCGGCGCCCGCGATCCATGCCGCTGCGCGCGCATAGACCCGGCAGTCGAGCACCTCGTTGCGTTCCCTAAGCTTTTGCCATTCGAGCTTCTGAAACCCGCGACGGGTCTTCACGCTGATCAGCTGCTCCGCGACGAGCTGCTTGACCCATTCCGCTTCAAGTCCGCGCGGCAAGTGCACATAACCGGCCGGATGGCGCGCGCCTGCGAGAATGTCTTCATCAGTCGGCCGCACAAGGCGCAGATAGCGATAGGTCTCGCTCTTGAAGGTGGCGACCGCGACGGTCCAGAGCCGGGCCCCGCGTCGTAGTTTCCGACCCGCCTCGGTCACATCGACGAAACTCGGGCCGATGACGGGCGCGGTGCGATTGAACCCTTCCACGCCTTTGAGCGGCGCCACCTGTCCGTGTCCCATGGCACGCGCCCAGGAATAGACCGCAGCCGACTCATAACCCGTATCGATCCCAAGCTTGGCGAGTCCAAGCCTCGCGCCATGCGCGTGCGGCCAGGTTCGGTCCAAAAGTTTCGCCATTTCCGACCAGCATTCAGGATTATCAGGCCCACCATCGATGATGATGTGATCCACGAGCCAACTCGTGAGCTCACGACCCCAAGCCCATACTGAAACTTCGATCCTGTCCTTCTGCACGTCGGCGCCGGCGGTGAGAAACAAGCCGCCGCTCGGCACTGTGCCAATCTGCCAATCCTCGCGCCGCTCATAGAGGCGCTGCCAGTCGGGCGCGTCGCCGGTCTCGATCCAGGTCTCGCCCAGAACGCCATTCTTAAAGCTGCGGCGCGCTTCGTCGTTTGCCTGGGCTGCCTCCCACATCCGGGCCAGCATCTCCCAACTCATCCATCCAACGGGCGAGTAAAGGGC